TTCCTCCCATTACATCCACTTCTCTCAATGCCGAACGCACGCGGGCTTCCCTTTCCCGCCGCGCCAGCATTTCTGCCCTTGTTTCTCCATCGCGACCAAGAGCGCCTGTTGCATAAGGAGACGCGACTCTACCCACGCCAGCAGGCAGCAGCCCAGTCACTCTTCCACCGCCAAGCATTGGCATTCCCGCAGCGCCAAGATCTCTGACTTGCACTCCGCGAACAGCAGCGTTCAATCCATTGCGCACTGCATCAACAAATGCATTAGCAGCATTGCGCAAGGCTTCCTTCAGTGCTGGATTTAGAATATCTCCAACCAAGCGCTTCTGCTCGGCAAAAGCAGAGCCTGGGAGTTGCGGAAACGCTCGTCCCGGAGCCAATGCCATGGTCGAGGTCGTGCTTACGCCTCGAGTAGGAGGAACCATGGCCTCCCAGTTAATAGCAGGAAGCCGCCTCCTCTCTGCTTCTTGTGCCCTGATCACTGCAGGGTCCATTCCGAGCATGCGGAAGACTCCGCGAGCAAACGTATCCAACACTCTTTCAAGCTGGCCACCGCCCGGCTCATTGCGCATGCGCATTTCCATGCCAGAGGCAGTCTTTCCGACCATCCCCTGTGTGCGCATGTATTCCATCAAATCAGGGAATCCAGGAGGTACTCCGCCCTTTCCGCCTTGAACATTCGCTTTTACATTGACACTGATTCCACTAAGAGATTCCGTGACGGCCTTCTTAAACTCTCTTACATCTGCCTGCGTAATGGAAGGCTTGATGCTTGTGCCAATACGAATTTTGCCTCCAGCATTCTCTAGCGCGGGTGAACCTTTGATAGTCTTGTTGATGCCAGCAACAACACTTAATACATCTTTCTGCGTGACAGCGGAACGAATGCTAACTGGTATTTCTACCGCTTTTGTCTTAGAAAGAGCGTCAAGCCTTGCTTGAATTTTTTCAAACTGATCCTTGGTAAGTCCGCCAACAATATTCAGTTCAATGTTAAATTTTTGACGCCCCAAGGATTGCCTAAGGCTGTTCAGTTCGTTTTTTATGACAGTGCGATCAAATTTAAGCTTGATCGGCAAGTTATACCCAGCCGCTGCTTGCCCAAGCGTTGCCAGTTGATTCCTAAATGTGGACAGATCAAGACCTACTTTCAGCAGAAGTTGTGCGTCTTGTGCCACGATTTTGCGCCAGCGTCTCTAGTTTCTTAATTCTATAATCATTCTTCCTTGTTTCGCCCAGCAAAGGCTTTTATTTCGTCGGCCAACAGTGCAATCACTCTGCCGTCCATGCGTCGCGTTTTCATAAGACGCTGCATAATAATCAGGGTGGCATCAGTAATGCCGTCCTCTTTTTTAATGGCTTTGGTGTCGAATGGCAGGAAATGCTCTGCTTTGACGGTGCTCTTTTTGCCCGCCATCATTCCCGCCACCATCGTCCCAAGTTTGGCGATGGCAACGCTTTCTATGTTGTGCTTAGCAATATCGTGCTTCTCAAGGTATTTGAGAGCCGCTTTGACATCGCGAATAGACTGCTTGCCAAATTGATCCGCATGCCATCTATGGTCTTTCAGGTCGGAGGCTGAAAGGCGAAAATAGATGTCGTTCCAATTGGTAAGAGCCTGTAAGAATTTCCTAGCCCGATCTTCTAACTGTTCTGCGACAGACCCTGGGGCTTGCTCTTCGCTTTTTTTGCTGCATCAGCGGCCTCCTTGACTTCCGCATCTTGCTCGGCAGCGATAAATTCCACCACTTTGGCGATGGCGGCGCGAGGCAGTCCCTTAGTGTCGTCCAGCTCCCAATCGCCCAGATCGGTCCAGTCACCATCAATCATGCCTTGGCCGCGTGAGCGCACGAAAGCCGTCACCATGCGAGCATTTGTGGCCTCAACGGACGTGCCGCTGGTAATCATGGCCATGGTTTCGTCAGTGAAGTCAGAAAGCAACTCTGCTTCGGTGATGGAACTGCCGCCTTGCAACAGCGCAAATGCCTCGTCGAGAGGAATGTCCTTGCTCGTGGCGATGCGCTTAGCCAATTGCACGGCACGAATGGTTGCTTGGCTTTGAAGCTTACTGATCTCCTCCTGTTCAATGGCTTCAGCCACGAGCCAGCCATTGTATTTCTTCAGGCGAATCTCAGGCGTCAGTTGAAAATAGTCTTCAGCCTTGGTTTGCAGAAGGAAGCTGTATTTGCTCATGATCAAGAATGTTCAACAGGGCATTGAATACCTTCACCCGTTCATGGCTTGAGCGAAACTCCTTAGGAATTTCTACCAAAAACGAATGATTGTCGTCTGCAATTCTAATGGTCGATTCCCTGCAGGAAATCAAGCACAACACACCTGCTTGCAAAGCCATCCCTTCTATTTCATTGTTGATTGCATGAACCGTAGAGTCGGGACTGTGGAGGTAGTCAATTTTCATTTTGTTCCCAGCGCAGCTTTTATCCTTTTCAGTAATGCCATTTCGGGAGTACTGCCCTTAAATTTCTGCGCAAATGCAAGCTCGTCTGTCCATGGACGACCAGTGCGATTGGTGCCTTTACCTTCGTGGACATAGTAGGCATAGTATCCCCCTGAACTGTTTGTCGCGTCCCAATTCCAATCCGCCGTTGCTAGGTTCTTGGACAAGGTAAAGTTGTAGCTGTTAATGCCGCTTTCGTACAACGCTCCCAGGTCGTAAATGTCTCGAGGAGAGCTAACAGTTTCGCCGTTCTTCCTGCGAGTTTCACCATCGTACTGCCATCGCCCCATCTCTCTGAACTGATCGTCCCAATAAGCACCAGTGATGTCCTCTTCTGCCCATTGCTCAAAAGCATCAACAAGTTTTGCGACTAATTTTTCGGCATTGGCAATGGTGCCGCCAAGAATAACGGCGCTCATGCTGCTAACGGGCGAAGAATGAGATCGGGCACAACAAAACGGCAACGTTCATAAGCCACGTCATCGCCAGGAAAATATCTAGGCGTGGCATCAGGAAATCTCCGCACCATTCTGTCCATAGCCAAGGCAAGAGTATCAGAAGAAGGCGTGTATTGCATCAAGATCACCTCCCAAAGCTGATTAACTTTGACAGTCCCTCCCAGCGGCGAACCGGGCCGCAAGTCAGGGAACTGCCTCATGGTCACTTCCAGCCCCTTCACTTTCCATTCAGCAGGCACGCCCTGTTGTCCCACCACATACACCGCAGGAATTTCCGTAGCATCTGGCAAGATGTATTCGCCAATTAAGTCGGGACTAGCCGAAAGCAAAGTGACGATAGTATCGCGAAACTGAGCAATGTTCACAATAAAAAAGCCTGCCGTATAGGCAGGCTAGCAAAGAAACAATGGAGAAAGAATGGTCAGGAGTTGGGAGCGCTCGGGATGATGCTGCCAGTCTCTTCAGCGTTCTGGTGAATGCCGATGCGACCACGACTGATCAGATCGAACGTAACTTCAACGAGGTTGTCAGCGGGATAGCTCTCGTTGTAGTTCATTACGCGACCAACGTAAGCCACGCGATCGTAGTAGTAAGTGGTGCCGGAAGCGCCCAGTTGCTTGTTGATTTCAACGTACACTTCAGAGTTCTTGTCGTAGCGCGAAGCGCTAATCACTTGGAAGGCTTCGTCAAAACTATTGGGCAGGAACACAGTGCCGTCCACGTCCTTCTGGAAGTAGGAAGTGACGGAAGCAGTGGCTTGAGAGGTGACGATAACGCTATCAGAGAAGCCGCCGCCGCCAAGCAGGTAGAATTCCGTGTTGCCATCGTTAAAGGCCACAGAAGCCGTCGTAGCGGCCTGCAGCGTGTAAAGGGTGGGAGCGCCGCTAACAGTGAAGGTGGCGCCACTCTGGGTGATCACAGGGCGGGCAACGCCTGCAATCGAGCCAACACGCACAATAACGTCTTGGCTCTTAACCAGTTCAGTCGGATGGTAGAGCATGAGAAAAGCCTCAATGGGAAAGAAAATGGTTAAGCGTCAGACGTTCTGTACGCTTCCTTTACCAACCAGTCTAAAAATGCCTCTGATTGGTGTGCCAAGAAATTGCCAATAGTGCTCAGCAATTTGTTCGTTCGGCAACAGTTCAAACCGCCCCTCTCTACCATTGATCGTTGCTGCAGCGGAGCTTCCAGGCGTAATTCCAGAAAGCGTTAGGGGGCCGGTTAACTTGCCCTCCATATACACTGCGGTGGCATCGGCCCCAAGCAAATAGTCAAATCGAGGATTGTTCTTTTGCTTAAGAGAGGCGTAGTAAGTGATGCCAGTGGCCATGGCGATGTAGTTGCCAGTGCCTGAGTCGGTGACGTATCCAGACGCCACCTGCCAAACCAAAGTGGCATTAGCAAGTGGCGACAGGACATTGCTCATACGACGAAACCAACTGTGGTAGATCCGGCGACGGTATCAAGCATGCGTTTGAACTCTTGGCCATATTGCGTGGCTTCGAGCCCATTGCCATACACTTTGCCTTCTGTGGCACCAATCTGAATGCCCATTTGTGCAAGTTGAATGGCAATAATGTGAGCTGCGAGATGCTTGACGGCTCTGTCAGTTTGAGTGCCAAACACATCGATGGTGGCATCCGCTGCAGCTTCGTCAAGGGCTCCGTTCACGATTCCCGATGGGTGGGGGGTGAATTCAGGGAAGCGATCTAGAAAAGTGGCGTAGGTGACGGCCATGATCAGACCTTCCCCGCTTTAATGTTTTCCAGACGTTTATTAATGGCATTTCTGATTCTCACGCGACCCTCTTTCCCTTTCCATTGCAGAAGCTGATCCTCGTCATGCATGATTTCAAGCAGACGGAACGCTTCGTTCAGTGGTAGTTGGATGAGAGTGTCGATGCTCGTGGGAATCTCCTGGACCGTAGCCTGTTCCTTCACTTCCTCAATGGCTCCAAGGGCCATAAGCCGCTTGACGGTGCCATTTTTGCGGGCAATATCCCACTTGGTTTCAGGAACATCAGTGTTAACGCCAGGACTGAGCTGAATCATGCCAGCGTCAGTGATAATGCCAAACCCTCCCTCACGCGGCGGATTTTCAAGTTCAGGGCGATAAGCAATCAACATTTGTGTTCAAAAGAACTGTTCATTAGCTTAACGCCCATCACTTACCTATCCTCAGGGAGCCTGCAAGTACAGGACGCTCTTGGGATAGTAGAGGGCCACGCCACCCACGCGAGCATGAGCCGGAACGATGAATTCCAGACCACGTTGCTGAGGCGGGAACAGCTCAAGCGGCTGCGGAATGTGCAGTTGCACTTTCTGCGGATCGCGCTTGTAGAACACCATGCGGTTCTTCGACAGGGTGCTCTTGTCCGCGTCGAGCTGGTTGATGGGCTCGATATTGCGGATGTAGGGGTTGGTGCGCAGGAAGTATTCCATCACGGTCACGTCCGAAGAATCGGAATTGCGACGAGTGGAGATGGTGTTGTAATCTTCCCAAGCCATGAGGATGGTATCGGGCTGCTCCTTCATGTTGGAACCGTTGATGATGGCAGTAACGCCATAGTTCAGCAGGTCCAGCATTTCTTGGGCAGTGGTGCCACTATCGGTGAACCACTT